TCACACCATATCCTAGCTTGAGTTATTTGCCTTGCAATAATCGCATCATCAGCTGTTGTATCTATTTTTGCAAATAGTTTTAAATCAGCGGATGTAACAATTTCCGACCCAGTAGTTGAATTAATCTTTACTTGCCTCATTTTTGGTTTCTTTAGATTTTAATTTTAGTTCTTTAGTTTCTTTTTTTGGCTTAGCTTCTTTTTTAACAATAGCTTCACCCCATCCTTTAGAAATCCATTTACTTGAATTAAGTTCGTTAATTTCAATTATATCACCCTCATTGTAATTACGACCCTCTTTACTAATTGGTATTAAAAGTTTTATTTTCATGATATTAATTTTATGTAAAGATAAAAAAAAAGTGCCACTAGGTTTTTAATCTAATGGCACATCAAACTTATTTATGAAATCAATGCAAAGTTATTAAAATTTTCTTTATACTTTCCATTGATATTTATTTTCAAACAAGATTGACCTAAGTTTGGAATTATAAAAAAACCATTATTACCCTCATCCCACAATGCAAAGAAATCAACATATTTTTTCTCATAGGATGGCAAACCTGTACGCCTTAATGTTATTTGTATGCTGTTTTTATGTCTCCGCCTATCTTTGCCTAAATACTTAATTTGTATTTTAAACATAATACCATCTTTTTCAAGAATACAGTCATAATAACTTGAACCTATTAAGGGAGTTGATACGTTGTAACCATGTTGAATGGCAATTGCCGCAAAATGACATTCCGCAAAACAACCCTTTTGGTTATGGTTCATAAAAAAGAATATATAAAAAAAACCAGCTAAATTAATAACTGGCTTTTTAACATTCCAAGATTTCAAACAAAACAACAATTACAAAAATTTATCCTCGGAATGTACTATTTTATGAATATCATTAGCTAATTTATATATCCTTATTTTTTTTATAGGTGGCAAATTATCCCATGTCTTACGCTCAATAGAACCTTGTATCATGTCATCAATATGTATCATTTTTTTACTGCTCATTTGTCAATATTGAAACGCCAAAAACACATAGTATTGTGGCTGTTAAAAAGTCGCTTGATAGTAACACTACCCTAACGCTCAAAAAGAACATTATAAACGCTAAAAAGTGCTTTAAATTAGGTTTACTCATTATCCTTAGTTATTTTAATTAAACCTTTTGAGTAGTTTTTAAATAAATTATTAAGTACAGCCCTTTCATTTTTTCTCTGCCTTTTAGCTTTATTTAAATTGTGTAAAAATTTTTCTCTATTTGCCATAACTATATATCTAACATTAAGAATAAACATATTGTGTAAACAACTACATGAATGGCAATTAACCACTTCCAGTTGTTAGGGTCTTGTTTTAAAAACTTTTTATACATATCAAACATTGTCTTTATTTTTAATTAGTGATTTAGATAATTCATGCAGTAACAATTGCCTATAACCTTTTGGCATATTTAGTGCATTATCTTTTATTTTTTTATAGTATATTATTTTCATATTAAGTGATTACCTTATCCTCAAATTTAAAAATGCCATTATTGTAAATATTTAATGCCTCTTTAATTGACCAACAAGGCGTTGACAATAAACCATAATCACCACCATTTTCAAAACATACACCTTTTTTATTGTTAACTATTAATGCATATTTAGGCGGATTATCTGTATCATCGAAAAAACCCCAGTATGGTAAATTAAATTGGATTGTACAATAACCTTGTGCCTCTAATGCTTTTTTTGAATTTACTTTTTTTAAATTTATTTTCATATCTAAGTTTTTAAAAGGGGGTTTTTACACCCCCATTGTTTTTATTTATTTTTCTAATTCATTAAATAATTTATCTCTCTTGTCTATTAATCTTTGTAAATCTAATAATCTAAAATCAGGATAAACTTTTTCTGAGTTTCTAATTTCGTTACTTAATGTTTTAATTTGCTTTTCTAATTCTTTCATAATAATAATTTTTATTGTTTTGTTTTTAATTATACACCAAATATAAAAGAATATTTTTAAATACCAAATATATTTTGCATTTATTTTAAAAAAAAACCTATTTTAAATTTTTTACTGGTGGGTTGTTATTTCATATACTCAACCAATACACTCTCATACTTTTTAAAAAACATTCTCAATGTAGGCAGTTATTTCGTGTACTCTACCAATATACATTTATCAATGCTTTCAGTTTTTTTTATTTCAATGAACTTAATTTGAAAAGGTGGGCGGACTTGCACCGCCTTTGTAGGGCATTCACCCCTAACTTGTACTAACCACCTTTTTAATGAACGTAATAATTATTAACTAATTACATGACAAATATAAAAGTTTTTTTTTAATTACAAAATTTATTTTGCATTTATTTTATTATTATTTCAGTTTACCCCATAAAAAAAGGGGTAATAAATACCCCTCTTTTACTATAATAATAGTTATTATTATGGAGTTATAGCCGCTTTTGCAGTACTAAATGTACCATCAATAATAGCTTTTGGCAAGTATGTTGCAAGTGCAACTCTTTCCATTACTCTAACAGTAACAAAACCATCCCTTACGTTAGTTCCATCCTCTGTAAAGAATTCAACAGATACGTTGTCTCTAACCCATAATTGAGCCGCTTGACCAAAGTTACCCACTAGGAATGTTCCTGGGTTAACTTCGTTATTTACAGCGATTGGCACACCTAAGAAATTAGGTTGTAACCCTTGATACACTTGGTCCTTAAGATAGTTATTAGTAGTATCTTTTAATAATAGGATTTTGTGAAAATCAGTTGGGTTTAATAGAATATAATCTGCTTTGTAATTATTAATTTCTAATTGATTAATAGCCGCAACAAGTACATCAAATTCATTAGCCGCAGTTACAGATTCGTAGAATTTACCACTAGCGGAAACATCAAAGTTAGTTCCAGAGTTATAAAAACCATTTAAATTTGGAGCTGAACCATTACCGCCTAAAATTTGGTCATCCTCAACTTCCATTAATTTAGCTGGTACCCTAGCTGATAAATAGCTAGAAATTTGCGGAGTATCGTGTAGCATTTCATCTGAAATCCTTAGATATGTTCCAATTTTTCTAACATTAGCATCAACAGCAGTCATATTAAAATCTGATTGCCCTAATGTAGCACCCTCAGCTTTTGCCGCACCACCATTTACATATCCACTTTCTTTTACATATTTAACAACATCGCTATTAGTTGAACCAATTGGGATTAATTGTCTTATGTTTTGTGGAGTTGTAGGGTCAAATTTATACCCTGGTATTCTTTGTGGTGGTATCACCGCTCCAGTAAAGTCAGCCGCAACAGTCATGTCCGCCTTTATATCAAACGAGGCACCTCTATTTGAGCCATTTCGCATTGAATCCAATGCACCCTCTTTGATAGCTTTTGTTAAATTGCCACCAAAAGATTTATCCTCTTTTTGTGAGGCTTCAAATCTTTTTTTATTAGATACTTCAATAGCATCCATTCTCTCAGTAAATTTTTGTGTTAGGTTTTTGATTTCGCCTTTTAATGCTTCATCCGCCTTACCAGTTGCTGAATCAACTGCTTGTCCATGAGCTTTTTCCAATTTAGCATCGATAATATCGCCTAATTGGTCAAGCTGGTTTTTTACATTTTCATCCATTTTAATAGAATTTTTTTAAAGTTTATTAATTAAGTATTTGTAAATATCAACCTCTTGTACCATTTTTTCAACTGGCTCAGTAGTTTCCTCAACTGGCTGAGTAGCGTTCACGAAATATGTTTTGAGTTTAAGTATTTCCGATTCTAAGGCATATCCCATATCATCAGATATATTGCCTTTTCTAAGTAGCTTACAAATGTTGTCATAACGCTTGTAAACTTTGTCAATATCAACCATGCCTTTGACATCTAATATCTTGGCCTGGTCATTTGCCGCTAATGTAACAGCACTAATTTCATATAGTTTGACTTCTTTTATTTCTCTATAATCGCCCTTGTTTTCTTTTATTATTGGCATAATACCAACAGAGTTTTCAGTAATAACACCAGCTTTCATCAATTCAATAACATCATTACCTAATTGAGTTTTTGGTATTTCAGCTGTAAAAACTAAACCTTTGTCATCCTCATATAATTCAGACATTTTACCGATAGGTTGCATCATATCATGTTGATATAAATATTTTACTCTATTCCCATTTTCTTGTATTGTCTTTTGATATGCACCCTTGCGGATTATATCCATGTCGCTATCCTTGTTATCAAAATAAGAACCATAACCTTTGACAATATTATTTTT